GGAAATAAGTGGCTCTTCAATTGTTAGAATATATTCTGGTGTTCCAAATGCCACTGTTGGAGCAATATTACCGACATCACTAACTGTTTGTTGTATTTCAGCAGTTCCGAATGCAACAGTTGAAGCAATACCATCTTGCGACTCGATATGAATAACGCCTTCTGGCACACCAAACGCAACAGTAGAATCAATAGATGTTGGTTCTACCTGACCACCAGAAACCAAGTCTCCAAACTGTAGTGCTGATGCAATTGTAACATCTTCAATGGTGTTGATTAGCTCATCTTCACCGCCAAACGCAACTGTTGAAGCGATTGATTCTGGGCTAAGAACAGGTATTAATGTGGCAATACCAAATTCTTGACCGTCTTGGAATCCACCATCTTCAATATCTTCAAATATTAATTGAGTTGGAGGAAGAGCATCAATTTGTGTATTCTCTTGCTCTCCAATCTGATCGTCTCGATATGGGAAAATTGTAGTATCTGTATTAAAGATACCTGGATTTCCTACGTCAAGTGTGCTAGAGATCAGTGGTTCTTCAAGAGTTAAAACACCCTCACCAACACCGAATGCAACAGTTGATGCAATTCCGTTATCGACTGTAAGCGATTGATCTAATACAGAGTCTGTTGATAGTGTAGTAGTTGGAGCGATAGCATCTAAATTAATTGTTATAGATGTTGCGAAATCACCAAACTGTATTGTCGATGCAATACCACCATCTTCAATATCCTCAAAGATAATCTGGTTAGGGGGTAATGCGTCAACTGAAGTATTTTGTTGCTCACTGATTTGTTGATCAGCGTAGCTTTGAATAATGGGCGTGAGATCAAATACTGCTGGATTGCCAAGAACAGTAGTTATAGTGTAGTTGGGGTCTTCTACAGTATTAACTGCCTCTGGTGTGCTTACAGAAACAGTAGACGCAATGGATTCTGCGGTTAACTGTTGATTAATCGCAGAAGTTCCAAATGCAACGGTAGATGCGATGCCACCTTGTGATTCAATATGAACCACACCTTCGGGCACACCGAAAGCTACGGTTGATGCGATAGCACCAACACCACTCAGAGACTGTGTTGCCTCATTAGTAAAGAAGTCTTGCAAGGTTGTGCTTGCAAGCTCGCTTATGAGTCGATTTTCATCTCCAAGGATGATGGGACTTGTATCAGACATCTACAACGTCCCCCACTAAAGATTTTACAGTGCGAAAATCTTATTAGCTCCATCTGAGAAAGCAACAGTAATATCACCACCACCTGGTGTGATTGGTAGACCTGTCGCAGTATCAATGTAGGCAATAAGACGAGATGTTGCCTCTACACCAGAATCTTTATAGATGATCAGTGCTTCAGCTTGATCTCCTGTCACGTTCGAAAACGTAGCATCTGCCGCGTCAAAAACACCACTTGTTACTGTTTTTGAACCTAGAGTAGCAGTAGCAACTCTACCGCCAGCAGCAACATCAGCTAGATCTTCATGTGCGCTATCAAAAGTATAATCGGCTGTATCGACCAACACAATTTTAATTGTATCGGTAGTTAAATCAATGTTTCCAGAGATAAAGTCTTCTTTTGCTTTAGGATAAAGTTGGTTTGCCATTGTTTGCTCCTAGTTTAGTTAAACATATTTATATATCACGAACCTAGCACTACTGAAGTTCCAACACGAACAAAAATTTTAGTAGAGCTTAACGCGATACCAACAGGTAATGAAAAGAATGCACCATCAACAGATGGTAGGGTTGTTAAATTATTTGCCCCAGATGGGTTAATTGAACTCCCAACATAAATTGTTGAGTTTGATGCCCAAGACCACCCAGAGTTTTCAAGAATTCCAGTAGAAATTACATCTCCATTTGCTGCTCTTATTCCAACAACACGAGAGACATGATTTGCATTCGTGCAATCTGCGACAATTTCATGCCCCGCAGTGTCTAATGCAAGAGCGACATATGCATCGTTTGCTGTGTTATTTGCTGATTTTGGAAAGTTAAGTCTTAAGTTTTCACTCGCTAAAGAACTACCACCTGTGCTTAGTGATGAAAGATCTAATGTAAATGTTGATGAATCACTTCTAGTAAATGTCGCAGTAGTTCCACTCAGTGTTGCATTAGAAGTGCTCGTATTGGATGCTACGTTTGCAACCTGTAAATACTGATTAACATCAGACTGAACTAAGAAATTGGTAGAGTTTGCAACCTGTAAATACTGATTAACGTCAGACTGAACTAAGAAATTAGAGGCATTGGCAACTTGAAGCCTATCAGCAATTGCTTGATTGGTGTTTGCAATAAACGCTTGGCAGTCTGCATTAGATACTTCACCAGTTCCGGCAGTGGATGCAATGTATTGATTAGTATTCGCTACGAAAGATTGAAATGCAGTGTTGGTTACAAATGTAGCTTGGAGATATGTGTTTGAGACATCGCCAGATCCAGCGCCATCCACAGTAAGAACAGTTGCACCTTCAAACTTACCAGTAGTTGCGTTGTATCTTAAAACTTTGTCGTCTACAAGAGCAGATGGATCGACATCATCGAGTCTTGCTAATTTTACCTCACCGCTACCACCACCGGCAAACATTGCCTGAGTTTTCTTAGAGTTGATCTCAGCACTAATAACTGCTTTGAACTTTTCAAGGTCTTCTTTGAGTTCTTTGGTGATTGCCTCAACATCTACTTCTTCGGCATCTTGTCCCGGAGCACCAGGTTCCCCTTGCTCCCCTTTCTCACCTCGATCTCCCTTATCCCCTTTGTCTCCCTTAACTCCTTGAGCGCCCACTGGTCCTCGTTCACCCTGTTCGCCCTTTTCTCCTTGCTCGCCTTTTTCGCCTCTAAGACCAGTGTCCCCCTTGACACCTTGTTCACCTTGAATGCCTTGGTCTCCGCGATCACCTTTTTCACCTTGTTCTCCGCGATCACCTTTTTCTCCCGTGTCGCCCTTTTCACCCTTTTCTCCACGGTCTCCTTTGTCGCCCTTTTCTCCTTTTTCGCCCTGAATACCCTGAATACCTTGGATACCCTGTTCGCCTTGCAAAGTAGCGATTTCGCCAATGTGAGCAACTTCTTCGTCGGAGAAGCGAATGTATAAATTATTTTCTTCAATGTAAGCAGAAACAACACCACGACCCTCGTCGCCAGTGTCACCTTTCGGTCCTTTGTGCTCGATGATAATTCGACGTTCCGGTCCGGGATCGCCCTTATCACCTTTGTCTCCCTTCTCACCTTTCGCACCTTGAACTGGCTCCATACTTTCGACCACGCCAGTGCGAATGAAGTCAAGCATCTGATCTTCAAATTCGACGCGGAGTGAGTCAATTTCTTTTCTAGCTAGTTTTAGTGAAGCAGCAAGAAGTTTGGCTTTTTCAATTTCAGTCATCGCTCTCTAAATCTTCTAAGAGTTCATCAATATTAGTTTCATCTAAGACTCTCGATAAACTTTCAGCCAATCTTCTTTCTTCAATTGTTGGTTCTGTATTGGCTTGATATGTTTCAACGTATTCTTCTTGTCTATCGTCTACTACATCATCTACTTCATTTTGAGGTTCTTCGTCTGCCTCTTTTGCGATTTCTTGATCCATAGCATCAATCTGCTCTTCAGACATACGCAAAATATTTGAGCGAACCCAACGTTGAGAGAAATACTTTCCAGAGTATTCATCAATTTCACGCAAAAGAGTCAATCTGTTTGTAAGGATTTCAGTATCCTTCAATTCAGAAAAATGGTTATCTTCGATATAATCGTAACGAATTCTTTGTTTCATCTTCTTGAATTCTTCGCGAGTCACAACACCCTGTAACACCAAATGAATCTCCAGAAGTTCATCGAATAGCATTGAAAAACGATTACGCAATCTGTTTACAAATTTAGAGAACTTGAGTTCGTCACGAGTAATCTCAGACGCACGACCCAAGTTAAAAGCATTTTCGGTTTCAATACGAGATGTCGGAACATTCAATGCCTTATACAACTTTTTGCGGAAATAGTCAACATCTTCCATTTCACCAAGATTCTGACCACCTGGTAATGTTGTAATTTCAGTTCCACGACCACCCTCACGACGAGGCAACCAAAAATCTTCAAGCATAGTCATATGCTTACGATCATCACGAATTTGACCAGTTGTTATATCGTAAGTCAATTTGTTTTTGTGGCGAGTCATCATGTCTCTAACATATTGCTCTGCCTTCATCTTAGGTAAGTTACCTACGTCAATGTAGAAGATACGTCTTTCTGGTGCGCGAGCAAGACGATAAATTACAACCGCATCCTCAAGCATACGCAATTGATTTAATGGTTTGATTGCTTTGTGTAAGTAAGAAAGTGTCAAACTGTTTCTTTGATCCATAAGACCAGAAGTAATATGACAGATAGAATCTTTAGACACTTTTACAGTAGATTGAGCTTGAGACATTAACCCCTTTGGTGCATACAAATAATACTCTTCATACCCCAGATGCACTGCACTCTTGTCATCTTGCTTTTTCTTGTTTGTTCTTTCTTGTCTTACTTTACGAATTTTACGAGGATCGATGTATCTCAAACCTTGGATACCCAATCTTGGGTTCTTTGTATTAATCATGATGTGATAATACAAACGACCATCTACATAGTAGTTTCTAAAAATTTCATACGCTTTGTTATTGAAATCTAGAATTGAAAGTAGTGATTGGAATTCTTGAGAGATTCTTTTCTTGATTGACGCAGTGGCATCTACATCGTCTAAAACAATAGATACTGGATCTTTTCTATCATCAGTGACAATTGCTTCGTTTACGATATCATCCACGGCAGTATCACATTCGGGTTGCAGTGACATTTCACGATACTTAGTAACAAGTTCCGCTTCGCTTTTTGCACTACCTTCTAAGTCTACATACGAACCATAACCAGCACCTACAGCAAGATCTACTGCACCATGCTCATTTTCTGCGGGAACGAATGAGGGAACCTCTTGGGCTTGTTGGATTTCATCTTCAGACTTTCCAATCCTAAAGCCAAATAATTCAATTGCCATGTTCTACACCTAAAAAAATGGGGTTTCCTATATTTAGGAACCCCCATTATACATGATTTTATTTTAAAAGTCTAGTATTAAATACTGATATTGATATCGTAAGAAATACCTGAACTACCTTGAGCAACTTCCCAATAGTCATACTGGAAAGTGACAGTATATTCTTGGATACCTTCAGTTTCCCATGCAAGATCGATAGTACTGACTTCTGTTGGGAATACACCAACAAAGTTGTACTCTCTAAGCACTTCACCTGTTTGTGAATACTGAATGACTTGAGCGTTTGCTTTATACAAAGCAGGCGCAGAACCACCAGTTGTTCTTAGGTTTCCTTGGAAAGAGTTA